GCCTACGGACAGTGTACCGACGCCTGTAATGCCTGTGTATGACCCTGATATACGTGCTGACGCTATGGTGCCGCTGACAATCTGACTAGCATCAATGGCTATAGGTACATTGACTATATTTAAAATAGCACCAAAATCGTCCACTGTAATCTGTGGCACTGCGGTTGCAGAGCCGTAAGTACCAGATGTAACGCTACCTGTGGCTGCGTAAGCTATCGTGTATAGATTGTTAAAGAACCTAAACCATTCGTTTGATACAATGCCTGTCTGTGGATCGACAATGGTAACGCGAGGAGCTGGGATGCGGGTATAGTTAAGCATTAGTGCCGCTGAGGATTAGTTCAGCGCCCATAATGGCTATTTTAACTGGGTCAGTGCCTGACACCTCGTACACGCGGTCACGTAGCTTTTGTGTCATGCCAAGTCGACGCCAAATAGTACGGTAGCCATATTGACCAATACGACCCATGCTAGTCCAATGTTCATTAGACCAAGTATGACCGCCATCGTCAGCCCAACGTAACATCACGCGAGGGTTAGCACCTTCTACAGTAACGACAGTCACAAGTAATTCGTCACCCGATTCTGTAGTTATAGTATCGCCTGATTCGGTAGCTAAAACGCCTTCTAATGGATCTAAGGGGTCTATACCGTTAAGACCTACGCCTGTTTCGGCTTCTAATTGTAAGCTGTGTTGCGCTGTACGTTTTAAGTTGTTTTGACCGCTAGGCAATGCTCTCCATGAGCGAAGCCATTTTTGTTCGTCACCGTTATCCGCGTAAACATCTAAGTCAAACCTGTAAATGTTACCGTTCTCGTAATCGCCGACAAGTGTTGTAGATTGGAAGTTGCACTGACAATTTGAACGATGACGTGTGAACTCACCGTTAGTCAAGTAAGCACGTTCATGCCACGCGCCAGTAGCGACATCGTATACCCATGTGGCGTTGCCAGTAGGGAACGATATAACGTAGAACGCATGGCCTTCTTGTTGGTATGTGTAAGCCACAGCGTCGGATATGTCGGTGTAGCCTTGGATAGCGTATTCGATAGCGTGTGTTGACACGCGTTGCGATGCGTAGCCGTTAGACCTGAAAATAATACCGAACCCGCGTGGGTCGTTGCCTAACCAAAATAATGAGTTGTCTAGCTTTGCTACAGAATACGGTGCGATACAACCTGTCTCGTTAAACGCACCTTGAATTGGTATCAATGGGAAGTCGGTAGCACCGGAGTTATACCAAACCTCTGTCGTGTCCGTACCAAATACCCATAGCTCACGGTGGATAGAGTTAACGGCTACAACGCCGTCAGGTGAACCCTCAGCACTAGCAAAGTCTAGCGGATCGACGGACGTACCATCTAAAAGCTGTGTAATCCATATTTTTTGGCTGTCAGGCTCGTTGTATACAAAGTATCCATCAAGATACGTAACAGTGCCAGCGCCGGTAAAATCAGGGTCTGTAATTTCAGCAAATACGTTTGTTACTTCATTGTATATGTAACCTTTAGGATTAGCCGCAATAAACATTTGTATACCGTTATCTGCAAACGTAACTGGCCCAGTGCCTGCAACATCACCTAGTTTTACATAGGTATAGTCAGGATTAATCTTATAGAACTCTGTACCTGATACGCAGTACGCATCGGTGCCGTTGGTTTGATGCGCCCAAAGCCCTCGAATAGGCCCTGTGCCTATAGTGACTAACTTGGTTAAGCCAGGCGCACGGTTGAGGTAACCTATCTCAAGACCGTTTTCAGGCGTAGCTTCCGGAAACAAGTTAACCATGCGGTTGTTTGCCGCGTTAATTGACCTAGCTACATAAGATTGACCTAAGATTGGCGTTTTCATAGTTATGCTACCGTAGCACCACGAACACCAATAACTGCCCAACCTTGCGTAAAGTATTGAAGCGTTACTGAGTCACCTACGTTAGTAAAAGTAATGGTAGCGTATCCTACGCGTGTAGTAGGCGTTAGTATGCCTGTGTCTGCGCCTGCTGCTTCAGCAACATATACGATTGTTTTAAGTTCACCTACAACGCCATTAGCTAAAGTTAAAGCGTTGCCTGTAGCGGTAGAAGTAAATGCAGTTGTTAGTTGCGTAATATTAACCGCGCCAGCACCGCTTAATGATTGAACAGTGCCTACAATATTGTCAAAAGTTTGATCGCCCGTAAATGTCTGCGCTGCATCTGTTCTAGCTAAAGTAGCATTTGTGCTAGGTAGCGTCATTGTAGTAGCATCAGTACCTGCAAAAGTAATGCTGTTGTTTACAGTCAATGTTTTTCCATTTGCAATAGTTAACACTGCGCTTGTGGCTGGCGCCGTAATTGTTACTTTATTAACGCTTGTTGCAGTAGCTACGCCTAATGTAGGCGTTACTAAAGTAGGGCTTGTAGCGAATACTAACGCGCCCGTACCTGTTTCATCAGTTACAGCGGATCGCAGATTCGCGCTAGAAGGCGTTGAAAGGAACGTGGCAATACCTGAGCCTAGGCCTGAAACACCGGATGAGATAGGTAAGTTGGTACAGTTAGTTAAAGTACCTGAAGTTGGCGTTCCTAATGCAGGGGCCGATAACGACGCATTAGTAAATAAGTTAGCGATTGATATTTGTTTCGTTACGCCACTTTGAACTAAAGGTACTACATCGGCAATTGCAGCCGAGGAAGTTGAAGGTAATTGAGTTATGGTTACATTAGCCATGATAGTCCTTAATAGTTACCAGCAAAAATATTATAGCGTTGACGAGTGCCTACAATACTGTACGGCAAGCTCATAATATCGTCAGGGTTATTGATGCGTTTCAAGTTACGTTTAGATGTCATAGCGATACGTTGCACAGTAGGAGAAGGCTCTACGCCAAACTCAGGTGCAATCTCACAAGCTAGGTTATATTTAAACGCACGTAGATAGCCTGGAGGGAAATGCAAATTAGTCGCTAATGTTGCGGGTTGGGTCAATTCTTCTACCGATACAAAGTGCCACTCTAGGACTTTTGTAGGTTTTGGGTATATATACATTTCCACGTTAGGGTAGGTCATGTTTACCCATATTACTTGTGGGTAGGTACTTGTTACAGTCTTAACCGCAATACCGTTGTATTGTTGTTGGTTAATAAACTTAATACCAAAAGAGATTCCGTTTGATGGGTCTTTAAAGTATGATGAGTCTTCTAGCAACACGGGTCTATTGCCCACAAAGTCACCGGTAGGGCCTAGCGTCCTTGACAATTCATTAGGCGGCCAGCTAAACACTTGGTCTTGGGTTGAGAACACGGACAGACGCTCTGTGTTCCAGCTATCAATCATTTGATTTAATGCAGTCAGCGCATCTTGTGATGTCGCAGCAGACGGAGTTTCGCCTTCGGCTAGTATGCCTAGTAAGCGTAACGCTCCATTAATTTGATCGCCTGCGGTAGTGGCCATAATACGGCTCCTTATTCTTTTCTACGTCGTTTGACATCCAGCGTATTGACGGGAGCCGCTTCAGCTTCTTTTTTAGCTGGCGTATCAGGATTATACTCTATCCATCCGTTTTGTGCATCCGCTTCTGCTTCTTCTTCCATAGTAGCTACTTTAGTACCATGAACAGGGTGTCGTAAATATATTGTAGGCATGTTTTTTCCGATAAATAAAGAGGAGGTTTTTAGGCCCCCTCTTTTTTATTATGGCAATAAGCCGTAAGTTTTTAGTTTTGTTTCTAATTGTGCTACGCGAGTTTGCAAGTTTGCAATAACTGATAAAACAGAGTTACCTTCGTCTTTAGTTGCAAAACCGAAAGGTGTTGTTTGAGTTAAATCTTGAATTGCATAGTCAGGTGTGCCAGGTGCAGTAGACGTAATGGTAGTCAAGGCAGCGGTATTAGCCGCAACTTGAGGTACAAACGTAGCTCCATCTAACAACGGATCTGCATAAGCAACGCCAATTGGTTTGGTATTGTTAGCCATGATATTTTCCTTTAAAAGTTCCGCCCCGAAGGGCGGAGTTAATACTTTTTATTACATTAAGCTATGCGGTACAAAGTCCATGTAGTGTCGCCAGTTTTGCGTGCGCGGAATTGACCTGAAGTAGCTTCAAGAACAATTGCGCTGCCCACGATAGTCCAGCCAGTACCCACAGCAAAAGTAACTTGGTATGCTGAGTCTACGTTAGTAACAGCAAAGTCAAAAGAACTGTTGACTTTAGCGCTGCTAACAGTGGCTTCTAGCAATGCAACTGTAGGTAGCGTAGCAGTAATATCTGCTGCTGAATCTACAGTAAACAAGCCATTAGCTAATTGTGCTGCGGTTAAAGTTACGTCTGCTGATAAAGCTGTAGGTGCGCTTTGAACGCCTAATAATGCTTCTGTTAGATTGCCATCACCAACTTGATAGCCACCTGCTCCGTTTGGAAGTGCCATGTTATTTCTCCTAATTAAATTAAAGAACCCCCGCCGAAGCGGGGATTACTTAGACTAACCCCAAATGCGGCAAGCCATTTGTGGACGAACTGCTGCAAAGCCATATAGAACGTCAATACGGCAAGGTAAGCGGTCATTGTTGATGTCATATTGACGGACAACACGTAGAGAGATACCGTTGTGTACTTGACGTGAAGCCATATCAACGCCTTGTGGTAATAACAAGTCAGCAGTCGCGAAAGTGATTGCATCTTTGTGGTATACCAAGTTTTGAGCGTATTGAGTAGAAGCTGCACCAACAAAGGTAACAGCAGCGCCGTCTTGTGGGAAGGAGTTAACAGTTGCCAAAGCGTTGTTTGGTGTGTACAAAGCTGGTGAAATAGCAATGTTAGTCCAAGCGCCACCTGAAGCAGTGTTAGCCGCAGTTACAGTGAATTGTTGTAATGAACCTGTTGACTCGCGAGTTTGTGGGTTAACTGCAAACACGTTAGCAATAGTGAACACATCACCTACAGTAACTGTAGCTGAACCTGTACCGCCATCGATGCTGATAGTAGATTGGCCTTCTGTAGAAACAGTACCATTTACTAAGATAGTATCGCTAGTAGAACGTGTACCAGTGGTGTGTTGTTTGATAGATTGAGACATGTTGACTTCTTCGAAGCCAAGAACGCCCATACCCATCATACCGTTTTTGAATTGACGTGAAACAGTGTCAGTTGGGTTAAACAAACCTTTCATACCTTCAACTAGACCCGCGTTGGCTGCTGGGTTAACAGTAGCATAACGTGGAGACATAACAGCAGCGCCTTCGTTTAGTTTTTGTTGAGCTTGCAACAATACTAATGAAGTTGATGGTGTAGTGCCTGGAGTACCTACTGTGTTAAAGATTGATTTGTATGAGTTAGCTACGTCTGCGTCAACGCTAGAAGCCAATTGTGAGATACGTGGTTTCAATACACGTTCTGCGAAATCGTCTAATTGCATTGTTAATTCAGCAGATGTGAAGTTAACGCCAATGTGTTTTTGTGATGCAACGGTCAATGTTGTAAATTGCTCGTTATCATCTTGCACTTGTAAAGCCGCGCCGTCAGTTACTAAAGCACGATCCGGTAAACGGATACGCAATGTAGAACCAATTTTAGCGCCTTCAACGGCAAAAGAATCGTCGTATTGACGATTTACGTTACGTGTGATCACAAGGTTATTCTCTAGGATTTCTAGGGCTTTACGAGTGATCATATCAATGGTTAAGATTGAGTTTGACATGATATTTCCTTATTAAAAGTTAGCGGTGTTTAGCTTCCCATGCCTTAGCTTGTCTAGCTCTTTCAGCAGCAATCCAATCAGACGTTGACATTGACTTCATTGACCTAGGGTCAGTCGTGTCGTACGCTGGTGAACCGTTACCTTTAGCCGTGACAGGCGAAATAGGCGCAGGTGCGCTAGTTGTTTTCTTAATTACCGGCTCGTTAGCGATTTTTGCTTCAAGACGGCCAATTTCTTTAGCTTGTAAGATTGGCGGTAACTGAGCAATCCGGTCAGCTTCCTTAATATTAGTCCCTAGGTAATAAGCCAGTTCGGGGCCAACATCAGATGCCTGTATGGATTGGGCCATCACGTCAGTAATCGGAACACTGGGGTTGTATGCAACTTGCTCGAAGTCATCATACTTAGCTCTCGCTTCTTCTTCTCTATCGTGGTAAGACTCAATGATTTCACGCTGTTGCTTTTGACGATCTCTTTGCTCAAGCAGTTGTTCAGCTTTCTGCACTGCCAATGCTTCGGCGTATGCTTCTACTGTATCAAATTGCTCAGGCGCAGGAAGGTCTCTAGGCGTCGCAGGGGTTGAAGCCTGTGCAGCACGTTCTCTTTCCCATTTACGTTGTTCTCTTGCCAAGCGTTTGCCAATCGCAGCATCAAGTTCCTCTTGCGAGAATGTCTTGGTTGCTTCTGCTGGCTTTTCTTCCGACACTTCTACATCTTGTGCTACAGTTTCAGGAGCTGTCGTAACTTCTTCGGCTGGCGCGGGTACTTCCGCTAATACTTCTACTTCTTGGTTTTCACTCATTTTGTTTCCTTAGAAACCCTGGTGAAATGCACCAGTACATTTTTAATATAGTCTATTCGTAGACTACTGTAAAGGTGGCAGTGTTGGCTAACACTACATATAAGCCTTTGCTAAACCAAATACCGGCTGGAAAGCTAAGGTACTGAGTACCAGCAGTTACTGTAATGGTGTTAGCAATTTTTGGGTCGCTAGTGCTTGCCGCACCGCTATCGTATACAGTAATTGTACCACTTGATGTTGTTGATACAAAAATGCCGTATAGTTTGCCGGCGCCTACTTTAGTTTGGTCTGTTGCTGCTAAATATTTATAGTTTGCCATGATTAATCCTGATAATTTTTAATTAAAACAATATTAAAAAATGCACTTGCAGAGTTATTTGCCGCAGAACCTATTGCAGAGGCGCCTACACAGTTTTTTTCTGAAATTATATACGGGTATGAAAAATCATACTGCACTGACCCGTTGTTAAGCGTAGATACCGCACCCACACGAACAATTCCATCTTGGCCGTGTTGTTTTAAAAACGCCGTTACAGAAGTTGACCCTGAGGCTTGCCCTGTAGTAATAACACCTGTAGTTAAGTAGCCTGTGTAACCCGCTGGAACGCAATAATGTGCGGTAGTGCGGTTATTATACCCTGTTGCGATAATGTCATATAATACAGCAGGGACGCCCGCAGTTACTACGCCTGTGCCTGCATTAATATTACCTGCGTTTGCACCGCCTGATCCAGTTGAAGCTACATAAAATCCATTTACATAAAGATAACTGTTCGTTGTGTTAACTGCTGTTTGTCCATTTAAAGTTATGCTTTCGCTAACTTGATTATAGCTTCCATCAAGTCCCACTATAGTGACAGTTCTTGCGCCAGTACCTGCTGAAGTATCGTCCGCACTAGACGAGCTTATTTTAAGCACGGAAGCCAAGGTTGGGTGAGGCACTGTGCCGCCATCAGGCCAAATTGATTCTTCAGTTGTATCTACGTCAGGATTATATCCAAATATTGATATGGCTGAATGACCAGGGATTTGACCTCTAGCCACTTGTAAAGCAAAATCTTCAGTTTTGCCAAATTGAGTTTGTGAGGTATAGACGTTCATGCTAAGAACCTCAATTTATACAAGGTTGATAGGTATAAGCCTATAATTTCGTCAATTATATTCTGTATTGGAGAATCTGTTTCATCACATATTTTGTAACGATCAGCTTCAATTTCTTCTAATTGATTCTGTAAGAAGTCTATAATGTTTGTAGTCTTTTTAGCTGACTGAAGCGTTATCGGCCCCATCAAACCGTGGCGTCCTTGGTAGGCTTCAGCAAAGTTGTCTGCCAGGTCAATAACATTGTCATAAAAGCCACGTAGTGCTTTATGCTTAGAGTAGCTTCTAGTATTTAGATGTACGGAGTGCGCTACATCCCTAGCTAAGAATAGTATTCCTACAAAGTCACAGGCTTTCATTGTTGTATTCCTTCAGGCGGCATCATTGGTTGTTCGGGTTGCATTTGTTCTTCAGGCATCATGCCTTCAGGCTGTTCCATCATTTCGTCAGGCATTTCTCTGCTTGGTGATTCGCCAATTAAGTCGCCACTATCCATCATGCCATGTACTGTACCCATTACTATGTCTTGGATTTGCTCAGGTGTCATACTCGCCTGCACAGCGCTGATACGTTTAGTTTCAGCGTCGTATGCTTTAATGTTAGCCTCTTGTTCTTTAATAGCCATGTCTTGCGCTTCCATAGACTTGCTGACATTTTGCAACATACCGTGCAATTGATCTAACTCTTGGCCCATCGCTTCAAGTTGTTGCTGTGCAGCCTGCAATGCTGGGTCTTCGTCGGCATCGCTTAGTAGTTTAGGATCGATAGTCTTAGCAAAGCGTTTAGCCATCTCTTGTGCGCCAGGCCAGTCCATGTTTTTAACAAACAAATCGCCAGCCACTTGCCACAATTGTGGATTGCCTTGCAATAGTTGGCTCATAGCATCAAGTGACTCTTGACGTTTAGTCATGTAGCTTGGGCCAGTCGATACGCATACATCGTACTTACCAACGCTAGGATTGTAGATTTTTTCAATCACAATGCCTGACTCATCGACAATTTTCTTAACTGGCTCGGCTTGTGACGGGTTAATTTTAGCCCGTTTTACTTCGCCGTCTATGCCAATAATACGAGCAATACGCTCTGTATCGTAAATTTTAGGTATCATGTCCACTAATTGACGTCCACAGTGGCGTATAGCACGTGCTAAATTGTCTACGTAGTGGTATGTACCCGTGTCGCCTTGTTTTTCACGCGCTAGGATGGCTCGGCCTGATCGTTCGTTACTTGTAGCCCCTAAACTGGAGTCGTATTGACCAGTTGAGGACTTAATATCGTCAGATGCACCGGCTTTAGCTTGTAATA